GTAGTCGTCATCATAACAAATATCAATATTATAATCGTTCTTTAACAACTTTTTAAGAATGATGTTTTCTGTTGACGTGATATATTTCTTAATTGCAAGAGGTTTTAATTCTATTTGTTTAAACGGTATACCTTTCTCCTCTGCTTTATCAGCTAAAATATTTATTGCTTCATAAAGAGCCATCCATTTAGCCAAAACAGATGTTTCTTCGTGGATTGTTTTCCAGTTTTTATTTCTATTTTTCATCGTTGATTAAAGGTATATTTGTTGCACTTGAAACAGTAACAGGTTCAGTTGTTCTTGCAACAACAAACTGAATATTAACAACATTTTTCTTGTTACAAGAAGAACATTCAAATTCCATTCTTTCATTTTGGTCTGGAAGGAACGTCATTAAGTTTTTAGTATTGCAATATGCACATTCTAAAATAGTTGAAAGTGGTTCCAATGCTTCTAGTTCTTTTTGTTTAGTTTTTTGGATATAATAATTGTTTATAATATTACCAATAAAAGAAAACAAAATATATTGAAATACAAACACCAAACAAAATGATGGGATGAAATCAAAACCAAAAAACCATAGACACAATGCGCCTATGGTTGATAACATTAAAACTTTCAAAGTTGAAAAAAACAACTCAACCGGAATACTTAATTTTTTCATGCATTAAAGTTAGCATTTAATATTTAATATGTCAACAAAATATTAAGAAACTTTAACTAAAACAGATGGTTTTTCTGGTTGTGATTCCGGTTTAATACTTTCTGGTCCTCTTGCTGTTGATTGTGGTGGCTGAGGACCAGCTAAATTTGCAACTTTTTCTATCGAAAGACCAACATCTTTAATCAATAACAAAGCTTGTTTTGATTTTTTATAAAGTTCTATTAGCTGGTCTTTTTGTTTTGGTTTAATAACTGGATTGTTTTTTGCACACTGTGCTAATTTGTTTGCAGCAGCTATTAAATACACGAAACTATCTGACAAATCATCCACAATAGTATGTAATGGCCAAGGATAACTTGGTGTTCCATCGGGAGGTGGTGTTGTTGGAACATCCGACGGCATGTTTTTTTGATAAGGATAATTGTAGTTTCCAGTTGTTGAGACTGGTGCAAAATCTTTTCTAGGTGCCATAGACCCAGCTGAATACTGTTTGTTTCCAGTATCATAGACTTCTTCAATTATCTTCTCTAGATTCATTATCTAATGTTTCCAACCTTTGAAAGATTACCACACCTAGCACAAACCCATTTACATTCTTTGATAACAGATTTTGTTTTAGCGTCAACTCTTTCCATGATTCTTCCGTTCACAGTTGCTCCACAAAAATTGCATGGAATTGGTCTGTTTTCAACTGTTTGATATTGTGGTGTGTTATTCATAACTTAATTACTTATTTGTGATCTCCCGGTTTCCAAGAATCTTTTTTAGATTCTTCTGTTTTTGGAACATTTAACTCTTTAAACTTATGTGTTATAAACCTACAAAGTTCTGATCTTACAATATCAGCTTCTGTTAATTCCATACAAATAATTCCGTTTTCTCTTGATTCTTCATTATTGAATAAGTCATACACTTTACTAAATCCTGATTTTCCTTGTGGTAAATCACTTTGTTCTGGATCACCACACAAAAATACTTTTGAAAATTCACCAATTCTACTCATGATCGTCTGTAATTCTTTGGTAGAAAAATTTTGAACTTCATCAGCACAAACAAACTTTGCAGAAAAATGTAATCCTCTTGCAAAATTTATGGGACAAATTGTAAGCCTATTGTCTTTTTGGAGTCTATCTATATTGGGTTTACTTAAAAGTTCAGAAAATTTATCATGAAAAGGTGTTAAATACACATTAAACTTCTCCATAATATCACCTGGTAAGAATCCTAATTTTGAATCAGATGATTCGACAGCAGATCTTACCAAAACTAAATCAGAAACTCTTCTTTTGTTTAGAAGAGTTAAACCACAATACATCGCTAAAATAGTTTTTGATGTACCAGCTGGACCCTTTAATAAAAGAACTTTTGTTTTTTTATCTAAAAAATTAGCAATAATTTCTTTTTGTTTTTCTGTCCAAGGTAATTCTTTGATGGTAAGATCGAAATTTATTTTTTCACTTTGAAATACATATGGCGAAGTGTCAGTAGTATTTGTTTCGACAACAGGAGATGCGTTTTTTAGGCGCGATTTTTGTTTTTTCATTTGAAAATTATTTGTTCGGATCGTACGTCATGCTGTTTTGTGACGATTGAACGGGTTGTTGTTGTTTTTGAACTTGTGTTTGCTGTGGTTCTTCTTTTTTTTGTTCTTCTTCGTTTTCTTCTTGTGGTTGTTCTTTATTTGTATTTTGTAAAAAACCACTATTTGCCATGAATTTTAATTCGTCTGCACTGTATGTTGCATCAGGTTTTCCCAATTTACTTGTAATTGATTGAATCAAATCTAATGTTTTAGGATCATTTTTTGACAATGCACTACTCATACCACCAACTGTAACCTTTAAAACATCTTGAACTTGTTTTGGTGCAGCTGTTGCTTTTCTTTTTAAGTCCTCTATTTGAGATGCTACATTTGGATTGTTTTCTTTTAGATATTTTTCTAAAACAGAAGTGAATTTATTATTCATTTTTATTATTTATAAAAATTACCAATCTTTACAAGCCTGATATTTTGGTGTTCCTGGTTTTGCACTTGAGCATCCATGTCTTGCGCGGAAAGATTTTTTTCTTTTAGTGTTTCCGGATTTTCCAGTAACTCTAACTCCCTTTTGACCCCAATGAATTCGTTTATATCCTTTTCCTTTTGGGGGTTTAACACACTTCATCCATTTTTTACCTTTTGACGTGGATGATGCTTTTTGTGTTGGTCCAGTGCATTTTGCTTCAGTTAATAATGAATTAACAATTAAATCAAATTTATTGTTCATAATACTATTTACACTTAATGCTTTCTAATAAAATATCTGTATTTGTAAAAAATGAAAGATAAATATTCTTATAAATTATGTCATCAAGAATTATAACATCACCCGGAGTTCAGATCAATGAAATAGATTTAAGTTTGATTAGTAGACCATTAGGAACAACAGATGTTTTCATAACTGGTTTTTCTGATCAAGGACCAACTGAAGATATTGTCAATATTGGAAGTGTTTCTGAATATGAACAAGTTTTCGGTGTTCCTACTAATGCAGCTGAAAGATATTTATACCACACAGCAAAACAAATTTTATTAAATTCTCCAGCAAACTTAATGGTTACTCGTTTACCTTATGGTTCTGGTGGTGGTGAAGGGTATTCTAATACATATAGTGCATTGGTTTATCCAATTAAAAATATTGGCGTTGGATCTGATGTATATGGTGTAACAACAATTACATTGTCTAATTCAGGAACTGATTACACAACACCACCTAGTGTTGAATTATTAGGTGGTGGTCCAAATGGAAGTAATCCAACTATCAAAGCAACCGCTATTGCTAAATTGGGTGATCCACTTAACGTAAACACTGTTGGTAAAATTTCAGCAATAGAAATAACAAACAATGGTTATGGATACGAATCATCACCAAACGTTCAATTTGTAGGTGGTGGTGGATCTAGTGCTGCTGCTGGTGCAAATCTTGGAATAATTGGTCAAATCACGAACGACTATTCAACTAGTAATAATTACGAACTTGATGAACCAATATCAATGCTTTTAACTGATAATCAGTATGAACAATTAACTCAAAATAATATTGTTTGGAGTAAATCGTATAATCCAATAATTAATAATTTCTCAGATATTGGAAAGGCTGGATTGGTAATTATAAATTCTGCAAAAACATCCATTAATAATCTTTATGAAGGTTATTATGTTGCACTCGCAGATAATTCAAATTTCAACCCATCAACAGATTTTGACTGTGTAACATCAGTTAAAACAACAGCTTCAATAGATGGAATGACACAACCATTTACAAGAATTCCAAATTCTAGATTAAACTTTAATTTAACACAAGCATCTAGTGCATTTGGAGGTTACAGTATTTCAAAAGTTATTGAAAATTATCCAACCGGATATGATTTCGCATTAGATTCATTTAATGATAGCTTAATTTTAACTGTTTTTAAATTAAGAACATCTCAATATAATCAAGACACTATCACGTTGGAATACAATCTAGCAGAAGGATATTCTGGCTCGTTGTATTCAAAAAGAACTCAAAATAACCAATATGGTGGAACACCAAATAGTTATTTCTTAGATACTGTTGTAAATAATTCTTCAAATACTATAAAGATTTTAACAAATCCTTACATATCAACAACAGGAAATTGGTTAAACGACGATGGTACACCAATTAAAACAATAAAAGTATCTGGTAAAGCTAAAAATTTGTACTCAACTGGAGTATATAAATCCGATACTGACAAGAAAGCAAAAGACGTTGGAAACGTTC